CCCCGCAGGCTGGAAAAGGCCGGCACCGCGCCTGTTAGGCGCCGACCTGGCAACACACTTACGAGGCGTAACGGACCGGGCGGCCCTGAAGCGCCATGCCGCACTTCACGACCATGGCGTTACCCTTGCCCATCGATGGGGTGGGATTAAAGCCCATCAGGCCCGAGTAAAGCAGCGTCGCGCCGGTTGGCAGAACTGCGCGGACGGCGGTTTGGGTCTGGTTATCGGTGGCCGACTGCAGCACAGCGTGGTGCGGCAAGGTCTGGTCGTCTGCGATGGTCATCGTGACCGACGTCGCCGAGAAGCCGTTCGGCACTTGGATCTCATCCGGGTAGTCGAGGAACTCTTCGGTGTTGTACTTCGGATCCCCGCCGGAGACTTCGAACGCCTTCATGAACGGGATCGGCACCCAGGTCGAGATCTTGCGCACCGAGCCCGTGCCGGCGCCGGCTGGGAAGATTTTGGTGGACGTGGTGTCGAAGCCCTCCAGGGTCACAGTCGTACCGGTGGCGGTCTTCACGCGGAAGACGCGGCCATTGGCGCGCGACCAGGTGCTGGTGAACTCCAGGAAGTCGCCGACCGCGTAGGTATTGGCAGCAGTGGTCAGCACGCACTCCGAGGCGTTGGTCGCAGCCGAGACCGAAATAGCCGCAGCGTATGCCGAAGCAACCGCGAAGGCGGCGCCGTTAGGGACAGAAATTGCCATTGATATGGGCCTTTCAAGTAAAAAGCCCGGAGCCCGGGCATGAAAAAAGCCGCCCGTATTTCTCGGCGCGGCTCGGTTTAGGTGATGCGCAACGCTACAGCCAGAGGCTGAAGTCCTGCATGGTCCCGCGGTACTGAGTTGTTTCGTCGTAAGTGGCAACGCGGCCGGTAAGAACCTCGGGCTGGAGGTCGACTGCAGCGCGGACCGCATCTTCGACTTGGGCACCGATCTCCGACGCCACGAGGCGGGTAGCGGCCCACACGTTGAGTTGCATGCGCGTGTTGGTCTTACCTGGCGCCTCGCCGCTCAGGAAGTTGATCGGCTCGCCGCCGACGGCTTGATATGTGATGTACGGGACAGGCTCTCCTTCGGGTGCGACGTCAGGGTAGATGCGCCCGCCGGCGAGGCTTTTCAGCACTTCATAGACTTGAGCTTCGATCGTCATTGGGATGCATTCGCCAGTAAGAGTTGGATCAGCCTTTGTGTCATGACGTCTACAGCCTCCTGTTTTTTGCTCTCATAGGCTGGGCGCATGAACGGGTAAGCCGGTACGGTGGCGTCGCCATACTCCAGTAGAGCAGCGGCGCGATGGGATTTCCACCCGACCTTTCGGCCTCGCTTGCCGTAGTTGGTGTTCTCTGGGACAAACTTGTGGCCCTTCTCCACCCACTTCCAATAGAAGGCATCATCGCCACCGTATCCACCCTCCCGGACCGTTACAAGGTAGACCTGCCGGATCTTCCCGTCCGAGTCCTCTGTCAGGCGCTTGACAATGATGTTGTCGTGGATCGTCCAAGTCTTCGCGTGCCTGGCGGCGTTACGCTTTGCCTCCTCGCGGAAGATCTCGGCGCCGGCAAAACCGGTTACCCGCAGTACGTCCTCGCCCACCGCATCATCGAGCCTGGACAATGCGGTCGCGAATTCGGTTTCAAAGCGGGAAGTGTCGAACTCGATCATTTCACGCTCTCGCAGACCAGAAACATGAACTGACGATCATTGGAGTCCGGTAGTGGCGGCCCTTTTATCTCGTACTCCTCGCCGAGGTATTGCACGCGCATCGTGCTGTCGACGTCGGCTCGCGCACGGATCCGTATCGAGGCCCGCCTTACGTTCACCAGGAGGTTCGCGCGCAGCACTTGAGCGCCGGTTTCGAATAGAACGTTAGCCCAGACGGTGGCAACCCCTGACCAGCTTTCTGTGGGCTGGCCCGCGGCGTCCTTACTCGGCTCCCGACGTAGCAACGTGACTCTGTGGTTCATCACAAGTACACCATCAACCCATCCAAGAGGCGCTCGAAGTTCGCCTCTTTTGCGTTCGCCACCGGCGCGAAGTACTGGTTCAAGCGCGCCAGAATGTAGCTCTTGGCCTCATCCGGCACATCCGCATCGGTAGGTCCGTAACCGCAGGTGAACTGCACTTCGACGGCATTGATGCGCGCTGCGGTCGCTGGCCAGGCCTTGCCCGGCGCTGGCACGATGTACCCGGGCTCGCTCTTGTCATCGACGAGATAGTCTTGCGGGTCGAGGGTTTGCAGGACGCCGCTCGGGTCGTAGAACTTGACGTGCTCGACGCCGATAACCGGCGACTTGGGCAACTGGATCGCGCCCGGGAATGCATCCAGCGCGACCTCCCAGGTCTGCTCAATGAACGCCCGCGCCGTCTTGTGCTCCGCGTCACGGGTATATGTCCGTGCCTCGCGTGCAATGTCGTCGTCCAGGGCCGAAACGCCATTCTCATCGACATCGACACGCGCCGAACGCCGCGCAGCTTCCATCGACACCGCCGGTGCTGCTGGAGGTGTGATCAGTCGTATGCTCATCTGGAGTTCCTTTGCATTGCCGGTGGCCGGCCGTTCGCGACCTGGTAACCTGGCCCATCGGGCGCTCGAGCGTATTCGACGGCGGGCACCGGCTCGCGCAAAAGCTGAGCCTTCACCGCGGGCAGATCGGCTACGCTGTACCCCGGCGGCGCGCAGGCATCAGCCACATCAGCAGTTGGTGCTGCGCACTGCTCTTTCGAAGCTGCTGCTGCGCGCTCGAACTGGTCGCGCACCGCTGGGAGATCGGCGATGTTGATCATCAGGGGTCCACCTTGTTGAACCAGGTGGTTTTGTCGAACCGCTCGCCGTTGGCGCAACGCACCCGGGCGACCCATTTCCAGTCTGCTGGCGGATCGCCTTGAACGCCACCGAGGAACGCGACCACATAGGTCTTCTGGACACCGGCAATTGTGGCCACCTGAATGGTCGGCTCCTCGATTTGCGCCACGCCAACGAGCACCAGCACCACGCTGAGCGCGGTCGTGTTCCGATCGGCTAGTTCCTGGGTGATGTCAGCTGCGTAGTGGCTTTCCTCGTCCGGGTCGCGGTTGCAGATCCACTTGTCGCCGACTTTGGTGGGCTCTATTGCACTCATCTGATCAAACCTCACTCTCGGGCCGCTGCCCTCAAACACGACAACCCGGCTTCCGCTGCCTTCGAAGACGACGATGCGCGCCGGGGATATTTTTGATACATCGATGGGGCCCGCCACACCCGCGACGTCGAACGTCCCGACAAAGTCACGGAAGACCTGCTGCCGCACGTCGAAGGTGCCGACGAAGTCGCGCGAGACCTTGGCCAGCACGTCGAATGTCCCGACGTAGTCGCGGAACACGCTCGCACGTACATCAAAGGTGCCGGTGAAATCGCGGTAGACCGGTGCCAGGACGTCGAACGTGCCGATGTAATCCTGGTAGACCGGCGTAGTCGCGACAACGCCCTGGTCGATCATGAAGACGTCGACGGCGCCGGTCCCCATCGCGGTGGCAAATAAATATTTGTTGTCACCGCTGACCGTAACGCTGTATGGACCGCCGCCACCGCCACCCTGCGGCGATGCCAGGCCTCGATTCGATGTGGTGACGGAGCCAGGCGTCTTGAACGTCAGCGCTCCAGATGTCGTGTTGCGGTTGTACTGCGCGATCTTCTGTACGTCGCTAATCGCGACATAGACGGTGGTGTTGCCGGCATCTTTCGATAGCGCGAGCCCCCAGGGGCCGCCGTTATTGTCCGACGTGTTGCCCGGGGGAGTCAGCTTGGTACCGAGGCTATTATCGGAGCTGCGCGGGAAGCAATCGGTAAACTGGTTACCGCTGTCCGCTGCTACATACACAAACAGGCCATCATCGGTGATGGCCACGGCGTCAGGGAAGCTAGACGACGTAGCAATGGACGGCGTAGGCGCGGGTGACAGAAGCCCGGTGACCGGGTCGCGCGTGAAGCAATACAGGGCGTTGGTCGAGCATACGTAGACACCAGTTCCGTCCACCGTTATGGCGATGCCCTGGCAATTCTGGGGGCTGGTTGCTGCCGTTATGACGTAAGGCGTTCCAAGAAAGCTAAGCGCACCGGTCGAGGTATTGCGAAGCAGCTGAAGAACGCGCCCAGTGTCGCGGCAAGTAATGTAGACGTGATTATTGTCCGGCGAAATCGCAATGCCGTTTGGCACAGCCATGTAGCTGTTCGTGTTCGCCAGATTCCCGAAGAATGTCAGCGAGCCATCTGTCAGGTCGCGCGTGAAGATAAAGACGCCTGAGCCGCCGGTCGATAGCACGTAGACGTTTTTGCCGTCCGGCGCAACCGCCACCCATCGGGACAGACTGCCGGCCGGCAGGCTCAGCGCCTTGCCTGGAATTTGGGACGGGGCGCCGGTACTTGGATCGATGGCGAGCTGATAGACCAGCGATGCCCCGCTGGTGTTATCGACGACGTACAGATTATTGCTGTACGTCGCGGAACCGTACGGCTTGGCGTTGGCCGGCAGCGCGAACGTCGACGCGAGGGTTAGTGCGCCCTTATTGGCCATATCTTCCCCTGATTAAGCCGCGGTATCGCCGCCAGGGCGCAAGGTGTACTGCGTGCCGGTGACCGCGACGGCGCCGGCCGCCGTGATGCGCCGAATCCAGACGGCGCGAGCTGAGACGGCCGGAATGTCGCCCAACGTCGCGGAAGCGCCGAAGGTCACGCCGGCCGGCGCGGTGTTCTCGTCGGCTACCGTCTGCTCGGTGCCATTCACGGCGCTGGTACCGACACCCACAGCAATCGTGGTGGATCCCTCCGGCGTGTCAGACTGGACCGCGACATAGGCACCGATCAGGGTCTGAGAGCTGTTGTTATGCAAATAGACGCAGCGGTATTCGACGTCGCCTGCCGTAGACTCCGCTCCGGTTACGGTGTCGAAATGGCCGGTCGCCGTTACGGGGACAACGGTCGAAGACTTTACGCCGCCCAGCGAAGCAGTCAGGTTGGAATTACTGGCGCCGCCAGAAAGGCGAAACACGATATCGGTCGGTTGGATTGCCATGGCGGCCTTTCATTGTTCAGCGAGCCGGCCGGCGATAAACGCCAGCAGCTCGTCGTCGGACTTGCCGACTATGTCTTCAGGGGGAATCGCCACCGAGGCAGTTTTGCTGCGAACGATGACGAAAAGAGCGCCCGGAGCCGCGGCCTCGACGCGCACGTTGGCGAGCCAGACGACGGTTTCGGGGCTCATGGAGTTACTGCGCTTTGGGCTTGCGGCCAGGCTTTGGAGCCGGAGCAGCTTCGTCTGCGTCACCGGCGGGATCGGCATCGGCGTTGCTCGGAGCATCGCCCGCCCCTACGGCTTCGGCCATATCTGCGCCGAGGAAGGCAGACGCCAGGTCACGCTCGCCGATCGAACCGGTCAGGTCGTATTCGACGCCTGCCTCGTAGGTAGCAACCCGGATGCCATCGACAGATCCGGGAGTGGTGCTCAGCATGCGGATCTTCATGTTTAAGCGGTCGGCGCGCTGGCCGGTTTGCCGAGAATGACGTGAGCGGCGCAGTCCAGGGTCGGGGTCGTGCCGGCGACCGTTTTCAGGATGGCGCGGATGTAGCGTTTGTAGCCGATGTAGCTCACCTGGGAGACCAGGTTCGCCGCGGTGATTACCGGCTCGACACCACGCAGGTCTTTGTCCGCGGCAGCGGTGAAGGTGGTGTTGTCATCGCTTTCCTGCACTTCGAAGGTGAAGGTTGGCGAAGCGGTACCGCCGATGGCGCCGTTCGAGAACACGACGGAAGCAGCGTTGTAGCCAGCCAAGTCGACGCCGGCGCCGTTCGCGGCCGCGGTGCGGGTGGCCGGGATCAGGGACTGGACCGGCTTGATATTGGATTTCAGGTCGCGCATGGACGATTCCTTGAGAATTGGTTACGAGGCTCCCCGGCACGTAGCCGGGGATTGGCTGGCGATTAGGCTGCGATCTTCAGCTTGCGGCCGGCTTCGGCCTGGCGCACGCCGCCACCCACGCGACGACGTGCGCGGAACACAACCAGGCCATCATCGGCGCCGGTGGTGTAGTCGGCCTGCAGCGAGACGTTCACTCGGTCAGCGATCACATACAGCTTTTTCCAGTCGGCGAAGACGACCGGGCACGCGTTCGCCGCGACATTCGGCAGGTCAGCCATTTCGGCGTAAGCGGCACCGAGGATGGTGTTCGGCATGCCGTTGGCGATGCCGGGAGCCCACAGATACTGATTGGTGGAGTCCTTGAGCTTGCGCACCTGGCCCAGCGTGTTGCGGTTCAGGCCGAAGATCGCGCTGCGGGCATAGGCGGTTTTCAGATCGCTGTAGAGGGTCAGCATGCCGTCAGCGGTCAGCAGGTTGGCGTCGCCGCTCTTGCTGAAGCCGATATCGGGATTGACCAAGATACCTTCCATCTGGGCCGAGCCACCGGTGCCGCTGATCGACTCGACGCCTTCGCGCACCGCGAACTGGTCGGCGGCATCTTCACGCAGCTCGGCGAACAGATCGTAGTCGGAGTCTTCCAGCATCTGCTGCGAGACCTCGATACGCGCGAACATCTCTGGTGCGAAGAACTGCAGCACGCCATAGGCCGGGTCGCCGGTGTTGGTGCGCTTTTGCGTCTCGCCGATGCGCGAAGCGGCGCCATTGCCGATCTTGCGCGGCATCTTCAGGCTGTCGGAGCCGATCGTGCGAACGGTTGCCAGCGCGCGGATCGGGGTCATCTCGATGATGTTCTTGATGATCTCCTTCTGCATCTCCGGCGGCGCCAGCAGGTAGCCGGCACTTGCATCGTCGCCCTTGACCAGTGCCGCAGAGCGCTCGCGGACCATCTGCATGTCCGCCGGATCGCGGTCGCCGGCCGATTTGCGCATCACGCGGTTGAACGCGTCCATGTATTCTTGCGCAGCTTTCGCCTGCGGGTCGGAGGCGCCGCCCAGACCCGCGCGGTTGGCGATCTTCTCGATCGAATCCAGTTGCTCCTGCATGGCCTTGTTTTGCTGCTCGATCAGCACCAACTTCTGGTTGCCTTCTTCGTGTTTGTCGAAGACCTTGTTGATCTTGTCGAGCTTTTCGTTCAGCTCGGCGCTTTGCTTCTTCAGGTTCGCATCGTTCGTCTGTTTGAACTCGGTGAACGCTTCCATTACTTCTTGAACGGCGTCTTTGTCTGCCATGGTCATTCCTTGATGGTGGAGGTAAGTTGTTTGATGCCTTGCGCAAGCCGGCGCGCGGCTGCGTTCTGCTCATCCGCAGGGTCCCCACCATCACGGAGGGGCTTTACTGGCGGTTCGGGCGAATCGTCGCGATTCACCCGCGACATCGCAGCGGCTGCGATGCGCTTTGCTTGCGCGTTCGAGAGCCCTTCTCCATCGCGGAGGAAGGCTTCGAACTCGCGAATTTCAGGACCGCCGGCCGAGGCCAGCAGATTGCTTGGGGTGTTTTTGAAGTGGTTCAGCATCGCCGAGGCGGCGGCTTTCTTCTTCTTGGCCGGGACCATCGTGTCAGCGAAGCCGGCGTCGACCGCCGCTTGCCCGAGGAACCAGGTCTCGGCGTTCACCCAAGATTCGAGGTCGGCGCGCTTGGCGCCGGTCCGGGCTTCGTAGATGTTGATCAGGCCTGCCTGCAGCTGGTCGAGGACATCGGCCTCCTTGCGAAAGGCATCGGCGTCGCCCCACATTCCTGACCATGGCTTGTGGATCATCAGGTTGGCGCCTTCGCTGATCCGGATCTCATCGCCGGCCATTGCGATCACGCTGGCGATCGAGGCGGCGATGCTGTCGATGTGGACAACGATGTGAGACGTGTGACGAGCCAGCGCCTGGTAGATCGCCAAGCCTTCAAAAACGAGCCCACCACCACTGTTGATGCGCACATTGATGGTGTCGACGTCCAGGCCTGCGATCTGGCTCGTGATCGATTCGCCGGTAATACCTTCATCCCACCAGCCGCCGCCGATGTCGCCGTAGATCAGGATCTCGGCCTCGCTGTCGCCGGCATCGGCGTTGATACGCACATGCCCGGGCTTCAGCGCCATCCGGTTGCGGTGCCGGAACGAGCTGGCGTCCTGCGGATCCTCCTGGGCGAGCTGCGAAAGCACAGCATCGAGGTTGTCGCGCGCTTCGCGAAGCAGGCGTTCGTTTTCAGCGGACAGCACTCGTCCTGCAGCCTTGGGCTGCATATTCGGTTGGGGCATGGGCTTCCCTTTTGAGGGCGTAAAAAAAGCCAGCGGCTAGGCTGGCTTGATGTCGGATGGCGGCTCTACAGTAAATAGCCGCGCGACTGCATGAATTCGTGGGGTGGCTTTGCGTGCTTCGATCGGTTACAGGGCGGACACAGCAACTGCATATTTTGATCATCGTTCCTGCCGCCGAGGGCAAGAGGCTCTATGTGATCGAGTTGATACCCAACCAATCGAAGGTTCGCGCGGCAGCATGCGCATTTATGCCGCTGCAGCACTAAAAGCTTTTGAGCCAGGCCTTTTGACAGTTTGCCCCCGTTCCGCAATTTTCTCGCGCGCCTGTTCTGCTGATGGATAACGGCGAACTGAGGATTTTCTGCGCGATACCGGCGCATCCATTCTTTGATGCGCTCTACATTTGCCGCCTTCCAAATCTTGCTGTTGGCTAGATCCTCTGCCTTGTTCGCTTGATACCTGGCAGCGCGATACTCCTTGAGGTGCGCCTTATTCTTCGACGCCCAATTCTTGAAGCGCTCGTGAAATTTCTCCGGGTTTCTAAGGCGATCAGCTTTGGCCAACGCTCGATACTTCCCGGGGTCCTGCATGTAGTACTTGCGTGATAGCTCTCGAGCTCGCTCAGGATTACGCTCGCGCCATCGCCGGTTCTTTTCCGCGCGCTTAGCTAGTTGCTCCGGGGTTGGCTTATGCTCTTCCCGATACCGCTTATCGGACTCAGCCTTCCTGCGCTTCTTCTCTTCTTCCGTAAGCAGGACGCGCGGTGGCCTCGGGATGCCGTGACGCTTATCGGATTGCCTATCACGGCAACAGACCACGCATTCTGAGCTACTTACAAACCTGAGCTCATGATGCCCGTACTTGCAGGGGGCGCCGGTATAGAAGTGCTTTAGGCCGAGGGCAGCGGCATCCTTCCGATTGAGAACGGCAGGGCGCTCCTCGGCGCCTGATAGAATGGCGTCAGCCATAGCTTTGACTCCGCGATAGTCATGGATTTGGTTAGGGCCTTGCTAGTGTTAGCGCACTTGCTTGGCCCGTCCATTTTACCCATTACCTGTCGAGTCTGCATTCGAGTTCGGGTCACCCATATTTAACGGCACTCGGTAAACGTCTCCGCCTTCATACGGATTCTGCTCTTCGTAGGCTCGGATCTCGTTCGGATTCATCGCCCCCATCTGCCACATGCGGAAATAGTAGTCGGCGCGGTCCTTTGCTGCGCCGCGCATCAGCGCATTGGGCAGGAACTTCGAGTAGATCCCGCGCTGGCGATCCTCCTTCGTGAGAAGGAACTTGTCGACCGACTTCTCGATACGACGGAACCACGGCTGCAGCGTGAACTTAACGTGCGCCAGGAACATCTGTTCGGCCGATGCATACGTCGCTGCTTTGTCTGCCTGGCCGATCATGATCGGCATTACGCGAAGCGCCCGACAGATTTCTTCCACTTGATGCCGACGGGTTGCGAGGTGCTCCGCATCGACGCCGCTAAGTGAGATCGGGGTGAATTTAGCGCCACTATCAAGGATCAGTGGCTTGGAGCGATTTTCGCCAGAGATTTGTTTCGCGACCCATGCGCTCAGCGCCTCATATTGAGTGCTGTCGAGCGTCTTTTCGACTGAGTACATTCCACTTGCCTGCGCGCCGTTGGCGTGCAATTTTGCGTGGGCCTCCTCTGTCGCTAGCGCCAGTCCAATCGCCTCCCTTGCTAGCCGAATTGCCGCCATGCCGGTCTTGGTATCGATCGATGGGCCGCGGAAGTGCCACACCATGTCGGCCGGCAGGTCGCGATACATTCCATCGGCTCCGATACACCCATACGTCGGCACGAAGTTATCCCACTTTTCGGTTACGACTCCCGGCGGAAAAGGCAGAATCTCCTTGATGTTGCTGCGAACCTTGTTCTTGAAGCCGTAGAAGTTACCGCCGAGCGCCGCCTGAATTACGAGATTCTCGACGAAGTCGAAGCCTGTCTGCCAGTCGTTGGGGCCGACATCCAGCAGGTCGGCCAAGGGATGGTCCGTCTCCTCGTCGCTGCCGCCGTCCTTGCGCTTGCGGAAGAGCTTGAAAGGCACCTGGGCCACATCTTCCGACAGGACGCGAACGCACCCGAGAACAGCCGTCACTTCGAGAGATGACTGCAACGTGACAGCCTTTCCGGAGCGGGAGCCAGCCATAGCCATCAACTCGCCCCAGAAGGACTCCTTGAACGCCTGATTACTCCGCTGGCGAGGCGCGGGAACGAAGAGTGACATTACTTGGCTTCCTTTTTGCGTCCAGCGACAACGCCGCCGGACACTAGAAGGACGCCAGCGGTAATGAATCCGGCCGCCGGATGGAGCAGCCAGGCACCGAACGACAGCGCAGCGGCGCCGGCGATGATCAGCGCATCCGGCAGAATGGCGGTCAGTTTTTGCATCAGGATTCCCAGAATGATTTAGTGTTCTGCGGCTCGGGATTCAGAGACATCAGATAGACCGCGTTCAACATCGCCATGAGCGGGTCGATCTTCCCTGTGCCCGATGCTTGTTTCGTGATCAGCACGGCGTTTGCGCTCGGTACGATCTTGGCGTTGCTGACGCACCAGGCCATGAGCGGCTGCCCGCTGTGGACCAACACACCCTCGGCGAGCTTTCGTTCAGCCGTCTTGATTGGACTGGTCAGCTTCCAGCCTTGCGTGATACCGATAATCCTGTCCGCCGGCACG